TCCATTAACTAATTTTTATTTCTCCGTATCTAGTATGCATATAAATGTCATCATGTATAGCATGTTCATCACACAATGTAATATTATTATCTTCAGCAGGTTCTACCCAATGATATTGAGTATAGTTCCATCTAGGAGTATTTATCTTTATATTTACGTTAGGAGTAAGCTGATCTACTATAAGCAAGTAGTCATCATCGTCTCCCATAAGTATAAGAGCATTACCTTCTCCTAAGAACTCTACTCTCCACGCTTTAAATAACTTTATTATGTATTGCAAGTATTGACTCATACCTCCATATATCATACCAGAAGAGAATATAACTTCCTTTATATCTGGGAAGCTTCCGTTAGCAGCACTTTCCTGATTCTTAACTATATCTAATAAAGCAGTACTTATATTATCCATTTCCATAGATATTTCATCTGCATCATCGTGTAATATAGTAAGATCAAAATGATATGCAAGATTAGGATCTACTTCTTCTAAGA